CAGTGCGTCTTTGATATTTTTGGCGTGTGGATCGGTGAAGATTTCAAGTGGGCTTACGACCTCAATTGACACGTCGCCTTCGTATTCGATTGATCCGTCTGGGGTTGGGAGTGGTTTGCCTTTGAATCGATCCCAACAGGTTTTGATAAACGAGTATCCGGCTTGCTGCATCCACATTACGTTTTCGATGCGTTTTTCGTTTACGTTTTCTTCATCGAACTTGTTATTTAGCGCCTTAAGGCTTAATCGTGCAGCGTCTTTTGCGTCTTGGTCCATCGAGTTTGGTCGCACGTCGTATTTTGGAGGATTTTTGCAGAGTCGAGCGGCTCGGTTTTGGATTGTGGGAAGGATGAGGTTTACATGGATTTTGGATCTTGAGGGCGTGTTTGGTTGAGAGCCGAGCGACCTGAAGGATTTAGACTTGGTGTCGAAGACGATGGAGTCAAAGCCTAAAAGGTAGGCTGTGTTAGTGACTACTGTGGATTCGAAGGCGATGCGAGCTGGGTGTTTTCTTGCTTCTTCGGCTTTGTTTTTGATAAAGGCGACAAGGGTTTTTTCATCGTCCTCTTGGTCCATAGGGTCTTGGATTTTTTCTTGGTTTAATTGTGAGGATGAGGCGAAGAGTTTTTCCCGAACTTGGTCAAAGATGCTCATATGGCCCTAGTTTGGTTTTTAGTTTGTCTTACAAAATTTCTGTGACACTTCCCAAATTGTGATCAAGTAGCTCATTTTGTGCAAGGTCGAGATTTTGGGGCCTAGCTTTTTGAGGCTTTGAGGCGTCTAGGTACTCGTGAAGGCTTCTTGCCATGAGTTTATTGATCATTTTATGGGTTTGCCACGCCCAGAATGCATTGGACGTGACAAGAAGCAAGATGAGTGTGGCTGTGATTGCGTCCATTATCGAACTTTCATGTACCCTTCATCTTTGAAGAGGACTTGGTGGCAGTCCATTTTTTCTTTTTGCGCGATTTGCTCGGCCGTACCTTCAAGAACCAATTTTACATTTTTATAGATGTAGTAGCCTGATTCTGGCATTTTGCCCTTGTTAAAATAGGTCAGAAGTTCTTTTGACACTTCGAGCCATTCAATGCCGGCTGCCACGCAATAATTCACATTGGTTTCGAGTTCTTGTTTTTCTGAGGCTAGTTTGAGGTTTTCGGCGTAGTGGTCGTGGGACATTTTGTGAGTTTTGGTTGTGTCGACGATAACGCCTTGGGTTTTTGGTTTGGTTTGAATTTCTGGGGTTGGCTCAGGTGGAAAGATGTCAACGGTGTTGTCGGCGGGCTCAAACACGACGTGTCCTGGCTGATTGGTGACGCTTTCAATCACTTTGGGATCAGATTTCTTCGGTCGACCTGGACCTCGTTTTGGCAAGGTTTCGGATGAAGTGTCGCTCGTAGTCTGGGTGCTGTGGCTGGATTCCATGTTTTTGCTCCTGTGGTGGGTCTGGGTAAAAAACTATTTCCTCAATGGATGCCAATGCGTCGAGTAGATCATCATGGGCGCCCCTTGGGAAGGTTGAATACTCGAGGATGAAATCATCTAGGCCTGGGTTGATCAAGATTTTTTGAAACTCAAACCTTGGAATGAGCGATCTGATGCGAAAACCTTTGCTTGGTGATGGGTTTTTCCCACCTTGAGCTGAAGCAGTCCCTCTTTTGATTGATTTTATTGGTAGAATTTCGTTTCGCCTTAGCATTTCTTCATGAAGAAAGTGAATGAGGGCTTTTTGATAAGCCACGTCCTCAACACCAATGGCCTGGGGCTTGAAGCGTCGGTTGATTTCAAAGATCCATCGCACGGTGTCGGGCGCTGTGATGCGTTGCCGATAAGCCATTTCAAGGTACCAATTTTTTTGGTGATCAACGTGGACTACGACTGTAGCGGTAAAATCAGCTCCATCGGCGAGCGAGATGGCTGGATCAATCATTATAAACGTATGGGTGTTAGGTGGAATTTCTTTATAGCCTTTGAGCCAGGACTTTTTAAAGTCTTGCTCTTCGTCTGGGATGATTTGGTTAAGGTATTGGTTGGTGTATTTATACACCCCCATGGCTCTTCGAAGCTCTTCAAGCTTTTCTTTTGAAAGCCTTTGGGGGAAAAATAGGGAGCCGTCTGAGCGATAAGCCCCCTCATAAACCATTGCCCACCTAATTTTTGCCATGTTTTTAAGGTGGCTTTAGTATTGTCCGTCAAAACCTTGAGAAAGGCCTCTCACCACCGAGCAAGTGACAGTGGCGCCAACGGCTGCCAGAGCGAAGCCCGTTGGTCCCCAAATTTCTTCATATTTTGAGCCCGATGCTGGCAAGATTGCTCCAGTCGCAAGCAAAGTTGCATGGGCTAGGCCTTGAGCGCCCATAAGCAGCGAGCCACCAGCAACGTGTCTAATTTGACTCCAAACCACGTTTGGACTTTGAGTGAAGCCCACCAAAAGGCTTGGCCCGATGCTCAAGGTTCTAGTGGTTATTCCATAAGACGGACTAAGCATAAATCACCCCATTGGTTTTTTTCATTTTGAACACGTCAGCTTGGTTTTCAAGTCCTATTTCATTTTTGAGGATAAATCCAATCAGGTCGTCCTCGGCATAGCGCGTGCCCACAATCGTGTAGCGCCCGTGAAGCTCCAAAACTGAAGTGTTGTATTGGTAGTGATCAATAACCTTTTTGCGCCCCTCATGTGTCGAAGAGTTTCTGGGGGAGTTGTAATCGTCACCGATAATTTCATCATAGTGCTGGCCAACTTTGGTGGTCCCGATTCCCCCAGCCAAAATGCTTGGCTCTTTTAACACTTTCGTCCTGGTTGAGACGATAAGCTCCGACTGATTCCATGTCTCAGACCTCAAATCACCGAAAATTTCGATGAATTTTTCAGATAAATAATGCCCCTGAATTTCTCGTAAGAAATTGACAGAATTTGAGTAAAGCTCCGAGTCTAAGAAAAGCCTCAGGTTTGGATTGCGATTGAGCCGCCAAATCGGATAAGCCACACTCACGATTGAACTTTTAAAAGTTCCACGTGGAACGCATATCAAGCACCGAGGCGTTGGACTTTCAAGCGCCTGAATGATAGGCAAGTGGGTTTCCATTTCCAGGTCTTTATAGCCTAGAAGCCTAGTTGCGGTGTGCCAAAGCGAGTTGTTGTAGGCTTGTCTCAGGGCTTCCTTCACTGTGGATCGGCTGTACTTCGAGAATGGGAAGTCTTTCGGCAGTAGGGTTTTGGAGTACAAGGCTTAACTCCTCAATGAGGGCTTTGGTTTCGATGGTGTGGGTGTGATTGTGTTCATGCTCGATTTGTCCGTCAACGCTCACGTCCACTTTATCGCGCCAGCCGAAGCGGTTTTTCATGTTAAAAACGTACGCTGTGGCATTGAAGTCTTTAACTTTGCCGGCCGCAGCCGCAACGCCTAGTTTTTCCCAAAAGAGCCTAGACTTAGCAAAGCCCTTTTCCTTAGCGTCTTTGAATTCTTCATAACGCTTGGCCCATCGATATAAGGTGACGGGCCCCACACCAATCACGCCAGCAAAAGCCTCGAAAGATAAGCCCTTGGCCATGTGATCTTCGAGCATATCGCAGTATTGCATTTTAAACTTATGTTCGCCCTCAAAAGTTCGAAGGCCTCTTTTAAAACGAGGCTTTTTTTCTTCTTCACTCATCTTGTGGCTCAAAAATCCTTACGTCCATTGCTGGTTTTTTTAAGTCCTCAATCATTCGGTCAATCATCTCAAGCCTTGCTCTTGCAAAGCTTAAGTTTTCCTGGGCCTGTTTTCTTTGCCTTTTTAGCTTTTCCATTTCTTCATGATCAATTTTTAAAGCTTCCATGCTTGGCCCCCCTTGTCACAACTTTAACGCAAAAAAACATGGTTGACTTTAATTTTTTGTCAAAATCTGAAAAGTCTAGGGGGGAAGTTGTCCCCATTTATTTACAAAGTAATCCACATTTAATTTCCTGATCTCGTTAGTTAGACTTAAGTCTGCGCTAACGCCACCGTGGTGCCAAATCAAGCTTGATAGGCAAACGGCCATTGGAATGTTTTTTTGAGCGCACCGTCTCGAGTAATCAATATCGTCTTGGCCTGTTTTAAAGTTTGGATCGAGTGGGCCCACCATGTCCCAGACGATTCTTGGGATGAGGGTGGCGTAAAAGCACAAAAAATCCTGCTTGATAACACCTGGGGGGTATAAAAAGGGCGTGTTGATAAAGCTTTCAAGGCCAAGCTCTTCAACCCTTTCAATACGGAAAAACCGCTCTCGAATGGGGTAGGGTTTGCCGTCTTTAATCACATTTAAAAAAAGCTGGTACTTTAAGAACTGATCACAGTTTGAAATCGGGCCGAGCACAATTGGGGCGTCGCCGGCGTGAACCACAAGCTCTTTTAAAGAGTCTTTTGTGAGAATCACATCGTCGTTTAAAAGCATAAGGTGTTTTGAAGTTGGATCTGAGTGGCTCACCGCAAAGTTTACGCCTTCTGGGTAGTGTAGGCGGGATTGTGAGTGTTGGTGGTTAATATTGAGTTCTTTAAAGTCGCCGATTTCTGGCTTCCAGTCGCCACTGGTCACTAGCACCACGTCGAGCATTTCTTTTGGATAGTTGAGGGCCTCAATCGAAGTCAGCGTGTTTTTCAAGTATGGATAGGCCTCTTTTAAATATGAGACCACAATCAAAGACACTTTAGGAAAGTCTGCCACTTGACCTTTTCTCTCTTAATTCATCGAGCTCTTTAGAGTCTGGATCTTGAGGGCGTTTTTTAAACACGGTTGAGTGTGGCTTTGATTTTTCATGCTCAGGTCTGCCGTTGGAGTAAAAATACCATGCCAGAGAATTTCGACTTCGATCCTTTGGGCAGTTGAGTGGGTCTGGGTGGCCATGAAAGGAAAAATCTGTGGTTTCAAAAACCACCAACCGATTAAAGATGGGCGCTATTTTAACCACGCACTTGCTCATGTCAGTAGCCCAGAGCTCTAAATTTCCACCCCAAGACTCTTCCCAATTTTCATTTAAATAAAGAAGGGCGTTGAGGCGTCTATCGAGTTTGAGCTTTTGGTGAAAGTTAAAATCCACATGAACGTCAAGCTTTCCCCCGCGCTCAATTTGGTGAAGCCCCCCACCCCGAAACCAAGGATCAGGAATAAGCCCATCGATGCCAGTAAGCCTTTCGAGAAAAGAAATGCCCCATTGCGTGTTCATAAGCGCAAGCGTTGTGAGGTGTGCGTGGGGAATGAGTCCAAACTTATCGGTGGCTCGTTTTTTCTCAAGCGGGTTTTTGTACTCGTACCAATCTTGAGTGGCCTTCGGGAAAGTCTCTGAAAGCTCCTTGGCCCACGCATAGTCGAGAAAGTTATTCACTACCCAATGGCGAAAAGGCTCACCACTAAAGTAAATTTTGTGCTCGTTTGGTTGAGAAAAACCTTCGATTTGCATTCAGTCGTCTTTCAAATGAGGCTGATCTTCCCAACTCTTCCAAAGTTGGTCTAAGTCAAAACACCAAACCCTTTTTGAGCACATTTCGCAAGGGCAAAGTTTAGCGCACACTTCATTGTCAAGCATTGGCCACCTGTAACCGCGCTCAAGGGCGCAGTCGGTGCAAATCATAATGCTTTGCTTTTTTGTCTCACTTGGAGAGTTCTTCGAGCTGCTTTTTGATTTTTTTGACATTTGGTTTTTCTGAAGGCCCCATCACTTCAACAGGCACCGCACCCTGGATCTGGACCTTGCGTGGCTGAGTAATCACTCGATCTCTGAGCTTCATGTAACTGGCACGCAGCTTCGCAATGTGCTCTTGCACCTGGTCGATTTGTTTTTGCAAATCTTTGATCTGAGCCTCATGCGTCGTGATGTCCACGTCGTTTGCTTTAAGCTCACGCTCTGAGAAACGCTTAAGGCTTTCATGGTCGGCTTTTAAGTCTTTGATAAGATCAAGCGTTTGCGCGTAGTCGGATTTTTCTGCTTGATGGTATTTGTAAATGCCAAACACGGCGACGAGTGCTGCGAGAAGAAAAATCAAGTCAATAGTTGATGTTTGCACCTTGCTACTCCCCATCACGCTTG